GTTGTTCCGTATGGTAAATCACAAAGTATCATATCAATACTTTTATCATCAATTAACTTCATACCCTCAAGGCAATCCATATTGTAAATTTTATTTACTTCTAACATTTTACACTTCACTCCTTGTACATTTTTGATGTGAAATATACTTTTCTTGTTTTCTTATCCCTGATTTTAATTCTACTGATAAGTTCAAATCCGGCCCAATCAATGATGAACTTTAGAACGTTTATCAGGGTCCGAACTCTTTCGTCCAGTTCCTTTTCTTGCTTGATGACATTACCGATTGCATAATAAGGTGTTAAGTCTTTACATCCGCTGCTATTGAACATTGGGTTTCTCTTGTCACCCATCAAGCCACACCTCCAATATCATCAAATACATCTATGATTTCAACACTTGGTTTAATGACCTTCACTTACATCACCTTCCAATCTTGTTGGTATGTCTTGCATTTCAGGTTTATTTTTTTCCATCCAGATGGCAAAAGCAATATTCCACATGGCGGCTCTTAAATGGGGTTCGTCTTTCATTCCCCGCATATAACAGGAAAGATGTCTGATTGCAGAATCAATTAAACTATGGATTGGAATACCCTTTTCACAATTCCTTTCGCCATATTTTAAAGCCCCTTCTTCACAATGAATTGCTAATTCATGAATGGCGTCCCAGGGAAGCAAATCATATCTTCCTTTACCCCTGTGCATATCACGAACTGCCCCAGTTGGGAACTTTGTCCTATTTCCGCTATCCTTTATGCTACTTCCTTCTTCACACAAAGGACAAATCTGCCTTCCTTCAGGAACATATTCTCCACAAACATAACATTTATCTTGCAAATTAATCACTCTCCTTTATTTTGAAATTAGTATTCTCTGTTTTTTACCATTGATTTTTTTGTCGATAATTTCAAAATTAAAATTTGTTGTCAATTGCTTTGAAAAACCAATCTGTGACATTGGTTGTAAACCATTTTCAGCACAATAAACTGTATATCTTTTATAAACTTCTTTTGTAGGTTCGTTTTCAATTTCTTCTCTGTCAATTTCTTTGAAGAACCCGACAATTGGATTGTTCGTTTCTTGATATTCTTCAAGTTGCTTTTGAACTTGTTCACTTTCAGTGAACTTTCTTTCAATAAGAACTTTTTTCAATGCTTTAAGTCCAAGCCGTATTAAATATTCAATTGCTTCTTGTCTCCTCAACTTGTCGCCAATAAATGGTACAAAGTCAGGGTCATTGTGACTGAATTTTGCATTGAACGGAACAATAATCAATCTTCTTAATATTGCATCTGAATCCCTTCCTCTTCCTATCCTTGGAATGTTGTTAGCTGAAAATATTAGTTTTACATAAGGTTCAAACTCAAACTTTGGTTGACCCTTTTCTTCAGCGTCTATTGCTTCACCAGTTACAATTTTTTTAAAAATTGCCGCATCTGTAATGAATTCATCTGAAATATCATCACCAATGTTTGCAAGTTTTCCGAACAACATTACTGTACTGAATCTATCATTCAGCTTTTTTAACTCCAGGACTGAAACATTTCTTCTTCCAAGCATATACTTTAACATGTTCAGGAAGGTTGACTTTCCATTTGACCCTGAACCCGTCAAGATGAATGCTTTTCCAAGTTCATTTCTTCTGAACATTGTATATCCAACCATTTCTTCAAGGAGCGTTCTTATTTGCTTATCGTGACAAGCTATTCTGTCAAGGGTCTTATCTGTTAGTTCATCATAAGCATGGGGGTTATAATTCCAGTCGATTTTATTGGTGATTATATGTTCATGGGTAAATGGAACAAAGCTGTCATCATATATGTTGTAAAGTCCATTCTTGAAAGCAATCCAATTTGCTTCTGTTACTGGTGTGTTTTCTCTAATTAAGATGTCCAAGTAGGAAAGAACTTCTGTCCTTTTTGCTCTGTTTAATTGTGGAATATGTTTAATCATTTCAGCTTCAATTTCAGCAGGCCCATACACATAAACACCATCTTTGTATATATGTAATTGATTATTTATCCTTTTGATGTGATGGTTGTTCTTCATAAACACTGCAAACTTGTCGAACAGAAACGTTGTTCCCTTAAAGAAAATTGGTTTCTTAAAAGCATCATCCCGAAGTATTGTTTCAAGTTCTTTTTCAGATAAAGATTCCTTCAAAATATATTGGTTGATGATTTTTATACATTCCCTTGCCTCTTCAATTGTAAAATCAGCAGATTGAAGTGTAAGTATGTAGTTGAACAATGCCTGGTTTCTGCCATCCCCAGCATCCATATTAAGAAAATCCGTATTTGAATTCACTGGAAACAGCCATTTTGGAAGTTTTTGATATTCTCCGCCAGGTTCAATATCCCATTCAATAAACCTTTCTTCATTGTTGAACTTCAAAACCGAATATGAATTTCTGCTTCCAACTTTAATATCAGCAGTTAATCCACATGCAAGTTTCTTTTTAGTTCCATTCTTGTTAATACCGTTATTCCTGAATAAAAAGTGCTTGCCCCTGGTTGTTTGATAAACCCTGCAATTTAGTTGTTTTTCTTCAACTATATTCATGAGTATTTCCGCTTCTTCAGCATCATCAATATCAATTAGAATAACATCATCTGCAAGTATCCCAGCAAATTCAGGAAGTGCTTGAACCTGTTCATAGGTTTTTAGGTCAGTTCTATCCTTGAACTTTTCTATGCACTTTTTGTTTCTTGTTTCCACATAGCCTTTGAATAATTCCAAATTCAAACACCCACCTTTAACTTCAATATAGGCGACATCATAATTCCACCCCAAAATCCTCCAATCGTTTAATCGCTAAATCGATATACCAGTCTTTGTCAAGTTTATCTGGTATTTTCATTCCGTTTATATCACCATTGATAATGAAACAGTTTTCAGGCGTATTAGCAAACTTTTCAGGGTTTTTACCAGGACGTTTAACCTTGTATATTCCACCATCTAAAGGTGATTTTGAAGCAAACACCCTGAAGCATTTTTCATTCTGAATTTCACCGCCTGAAAAAACCTTGATGGTCTTTAACTTACCAGTTGAATCCCTTATTTTTTCTTCAGTGACTGTTGGGTTATATAAGGCATATGAGTATTTATTACTGACCTTCACAATTTTCTGGAATTCCCTTAACGATTGACATTCTTCAATGGTCTGTCTCGGGTGAATTCCATGAAGTAAATATTGCTTGATTGCATGGTTTACAATTGGAAGGTCATAATCCAAGTTATCAAGTTTTTTTACATAAGCCCCTTTTGACTTGTAATTACCATCAAAGTCAACAATCACATAGTTATTAACATCCTTTTGAAATATCTTTTTGTATGAATCGAATTCAAGCTGCATCCTGGTTCTTTTTTCCCACTCATAGCAAATATCATCAATCAATTCATAATCTTCATCTTTGAATAGCTTTACAATTAGACCATCTGTGTTTGACTGAATTAATCTACAATGACCTTCCAGCATTTCAATCAAATCAAGCAATAAAAGCTGGCCACCAACACAAACATTATTAGCTTGTCGTGCATCATAAAGTGCATTATTTTTATCCTTCATTGCACCATAAGTGGAATTTAATACGATTTTATAAGGTAATTGCATTGGATTCCCTTCTGCTTTAAGTCGAAGCCTTTCATCCCTGATTTCTCTATACTTTTTAGGGTTTGAAATACTTCTACTACCAAACCCATATTCAATCATCAATGCTGGATAATATGAAGCAACATCAATAACAATAAAATGACCTTCTCCGGTATACTGCGGTAAAGCACCATGTAAGCCACCCCAAGCGAAGACGTGGGGAACACCCGCAACATCAATTTTAAGTGTTTTATTGTAATCTCTGTTTAATGGGTTTTTATACCAGTTCAAAACCTCTTTATATTTTTCAATTCTCAAAGTGTTGGGGAATTCGATGTCAAATTCATCATCATAGTTTCTTTTGGTCGCTCCCAAAATAATTGCTGAAAGTTGTGCCTTGGTCTTGGATATATATGAGATTGGTAATTTAAAGGTTTTTATCAAAGAAATATGACTTTCAAATTCTTCCTTTCTTTGAATGAATACTTCAATAGTCTGTTCTACATCATGCCGACAATACTTCACTGTTTCTTCAATTTCTTCAGGTGTAAGTTTCCTGTCTATATCAAAAGGAACGCTGGATTCTTTAATACTGTTGCCCATGAAGCCTTCAAGTTGCTTCAAACTGTGGAAGCTGGTCATGACATCGTAATTATTTAGTGGAACCTGATTTAACAAGCTTGAAAATTTCCAGCCTGGATTCTTCTTAACAATGATGTAATCATTGATTTCTTTAGGATTAAAACCACAAAGTAAAGATTTCAAAATATACTGGTCATAGTGTCTTGAATTATATCCAACCCAAATATCATCTTTATGTTTGTTGTAAAGTTCTTTAAGCTTGTCAACATCATTAACAATGACATGTTCTTTTTTATTGATTACATCAATGATTACAACCAACCAATCGTAAGGATAGACCTCGAAATCGAAGAAGAGCATTTATTTCACTTCCTTTCTGTATAGGTTTAATAATTACTGGTAATACTAAAGATGGGGAAGTGTAGGGGATAGGGGTTTAATATTTTTTATTAAACCCCTATCCTAGGGTTAATTACTCAACTTCATAAACGTCAGTGATTTCATAGGTACTGAATCCTTTTTTACCTTCACCATACTTCAAGCCATATTCAAGCCGCCCATCGATTGCTTCATGAATATCCATCAGCATTTGACCATATTGCTTGTATGTCTTGAATTCAACTTCAATGCCACTGTCCAAAGAACGAAGGAATTCATTTGCAATGTGAATTTGGAAACCTTGTGTGATTACCTGGTTGAAGAAGATTATGCTACCTTTATACTCACCACTTACAACCTTAAACCAAATTGTCACCATCGGGTCACCCTTCTTGGATTCTACCAGTTCAAGTTTTTCAATCTTTACTTCATATTCACCATGTGGAACTTCCCTGTAATTAGTGCTATTTTTCGCCGCTTCCTGAACATCCTTTTGCAAACCCTCAACATCAATCACCTTATCAAACTTTTCCCAAATATTAGCCATTTTACATACCTTCCTTTCAAATTAATATTTTTTATTCCTTATTGGCATAATTAACGCAAAGTCACCCGTTGGGGATTTCACAATAATTGGTTTTGTTTCACCATGGAATTGTAAAGTTACTAACTCTTCACTCTTAAAAGCATCCATAGCATCTTTCAAATATTTTGGATTAGCTGAAATTTCAAATTGTGGTTTATCTTTTGGCATAACATGTGATATATTTGGAAATTCACCGTTATATTTTTTCAAAACTTTCTTTTCTGTAAGAAAGTCATAAGTTACTTCTTCATCCGCAACTTCAACAATTACATACTTAATTTTAGAAGGCACTTTTATAAATGGTAAAAAACATTCTTTACCTTCAAGTTCTTCATGGTCACATGGAACTGTTACTCTGTGCATCCTATAACCATCTAAAGCTGTTCCTGTAATTGTTCTTTCTCCAAAGTTGCAATGAATCATTTGCAATGCTGGTCTTACACCACTTTTATCAATTGCAAATTTACATACGTTCATTAAATACTTTAAGTCATCTGCATTCATTTTAAACTTCATTATTATTCACCCCCTCCCTCTTTTTTCTTGTTCTTCTTACAGGTTTTTCTTCCGCTGGTTCTTCTTCAGGGACTTCAGCATCCGCAACCTGTGGTTCAGTTTCTTGAACTTTTTGGGCTGAAAAATCCCCGTCAGTTTGTTCAACTTCTTCAGCAGGTTCTTCTCTTACTTTTCTTGTCCTTCTGCTTCTTGGTTCTTCCTTTTCAGCAGGTTCTTCATCATTAGATTTTTGAGTTTCAGGCTTATTTGTAGTTACTTTACCAGTAGCTATTGCATTGCTTTCTTCATACACTTTTAAGAATTCATCATAATCCAGTGGGATGACTTTATCTGTTACTGAAAGCCTTCCACCGCCAAAGATAACTTCATTGGTTTTAAAAGATAACGTTCTTTCATCAC